GAATGCGGCCTTCATCTGTGCCTTGCTTTGAAATGCCATTGTATTGCTATTCTCCATTCTCTGCTTTAGGGATTGCCGGAAGCGGTATCGACCTTTTTCCCGCTTCCTTTGTGATTTCTTTTGTGACTTCCTCCTTCGCTTTGTGTTCCTCGTTCGCAGCGATGGCTTCTGGGTTCAGCTTGATGCCGGCTTGCGCCGCCATCTGCGCTTTTCCTTCGGGGGGTAGGTCTTTGAAGTTGATGGATTCAGACGGTGGCTTTCCGCTTGCTGCGGATTTCCGCGCTTCGACGACCTGCTGGATGCGCTGGTCGTTTGCGAACAGAATCTCGGGTGCATTCGCCTCGAGCCACACGTTCGCGGCCGTCTCCTCTGGGTTCGGGTAGTCGAGCGCTTTGTAGAGGTCGATTAGAGCCATGCGGTTTTGTCCGGCAAGCTCGATCGCCTGATTGGCGAGGGTCATGCTGTCCTTTGGAAGCAGTGATCCTTCTTTGACACTCACACGCACTTTTGGTTTTGGCGTGTTGGCATAGCGGTCATCGTAGACGTAAAGGAGCTGTACAAACCAGTTGTATATGTTGTCCGCCATCTGCTCGAGGTACTCGCTGAATCCGCCGCCGATTCTGTCCGTATCGAGGGCTCGGTTTTGCAGTTTGCCTCTTACGGTGTCCTCGGTTGCAAGGCCTGCCGGGCTTGATCCTCGGGTGCCGAAGATATCGCGCATGCGTGTCCGTGTATCTTGCAGCTGCAGGTAGATGTCCGCGGGCAGGGCAGGTGCGCTCATGCGTGCGATTGCGTCTGTCACGGCTCCGGCCGGAATGGTTACCGTGCCTCCGCGTCTCAATGCTTCGGTCACGCCTTTTGCTTGCGGTTGCGTCAGTCCCGATCGTTCGAGCGAGACGACCATGCCACCATTCATGCTGTCGGCGTTTTTGTCGATCTGTTTCAGCCGCTTGTTGACGAGGTCTTGGCTTGCGAGGTTTTGGCCAATGAGCGAGGTTTCGTCTACGGGCTGTTTGCCGAGGTTGAACACGGAGAGAAGCACGTATGGTTTGCGTGGCACGGAGAAATGGTTGACGCCGACGGCGGTGTTATCCACCATGAGCGGTTGGCCTTGCTCGTCGAGTTGCGGATTGCCTTGCTCATCGTATGGCGCTTCCTCTTTGGTTGTATCGTCGTAATTCCAGTGCGGATTTTTCTTTTTCATCAGCACTTTGTCGTCGGCGAGAGTCCAGCAGATGTATTGATCCGTCCACCATTCTATGAAGCCGATCTCGGTTGCGAGGGCCGGCTGGTTGTCCTTCATCGCGAGCTCTTTGATTTTCTTTATCCCTTCATCTTCGCCTCCGATTGCTTCGAGCATGGAGAGAATGTCGGATGCCGGGAGCTTGCGGTGCTCACCGATGTATTCGCCGGTGTAGCCGTCCTCGTCGATCGTTGCATCGGGATCGAGGATGAGCTTCTTTGCCCGGACGACTTTCACGGTCGGTATGTCTTTATTCAAATCCCACCCGGGCTTCAATGCGCCAAGTAGATAGATCGCCCAATGTCGGGCTCCCTTTTTTAATTTGAGACGCAGGACGACTTCGTCTGCAATCTCTGCGAGCTCTTTTTGGAGCTCTTGCGCGTATGCCAAATTCTCCGGGGTCTGTTTCTCCGTGCGGCGGAGCGTGACCATCGGATCGGGATTGCGCCGCGTTACTTGCGGCAGGTATGTTTCAAGCGATTCGAAGATGACATTGTCGACGAGCGGACGATTCTTGTCTGCCTTCGGTTGATCGTGTTGCTTACCTTTCCAGTAGTCCTCATTGTAATCAATCTTGATCAGCCATTTTTTGTAGACGTCGGATTCAATCCACGTCTTTTGCCACTTAGATGTCAGTTTCAAGAGCTCGATATTGTCGGTGTCGAGTTTGAGCTCGGGGAACTTTTCGGAGACGACTCCTTGCTCTGTCTCCACCTCTGCGCTTTTGCCTCTCGCTTTGTTGAGATTTTTGCCGAGGGAATAGAATGCGTCTAAAATTGATGACATACTGTTATTATACCATTTTTTTAATTGCTATACAATAGATTACTCATTACGCCAATCGTTCTCCTCTTGGCCGGCCCACCACGGCTCCTCGGCCAGCGCGTCCTTTGATCCGAACATTTTGTGCGGGTCGAAGTCCACGGTCTGATCGGGATTCACGAGGTAGCTGTCCGGCTCTGGCGTCGGATCCAGTCCTACGATTCCGCCACGCCCGCCGAATCGATCGATCCCGACTCGCCAGTAGACGGTTGCATGCACCCAGTCGTCCCGATCGCTTCTCATCCACACATAGCGCGGTACGCCGAGATTGTCGTCCTCTTTGACGCGATAGATGTGAGACCAGTGCAGCCAGTATTCGTGCCAGTCCTCGGGCCGGCCACGGAACAACTTGATGCGTTTGTCGCGGTACTCGTCGATCACGAGTTGAATCATGCGGTTGCGGTCGACGAGCACGTTTCCGTATTCGTCTTTGTCGCCCCATCTGATCAGCTGCATGGTCTTGCGATCCCGAGCGTAATGGCAGAGGTAGACGCGCCCCGGGTATTTTTCGCGGAGCTTGCGGCTGCCGATGATATCTCCGCCTTGATCCACGATCATGATGGAGTCCGGGAATGTTTTCAGGAAGTATTCGAGTGTTTGATTGATTGCGAGCTTATTAACGCCATCCGGCATGTAGTCCTTCATCTGGCCATATCCGAGCAGTCCTTGCTTGTTGCCGTAGACGTAGCGCAGGTTGATGCCGGTGTCGACGCCGATGACCATTCGTCCGGGGTAGAGATTGCGCTCTACCGTGACCGCGCCTTTGATCGTGGCCTCTGTCACGGCGTTGCCACTCCCGGCGTAGGGAAGCCCGAGGATTTTGTTGTAGAAGAAATCCATCGTCTGTTTGCCGGCCATAATTTCAAAATACTTGGCGATGATCTCTGCCGCGGTTATCCACGGCGCCATGAGCAAACTGATGTGATAGCCCGACCACTTCGCGTCTTCCGTTCCTTTTTTCGCTCGCCATGCACCCTTTGCCCGTGCGTGCCAGTCGAGGATGCCACAGCACTTTTTGCAGATGAATTCTTTGATGGCGAGGTCGATGCTCATCTTGCGCGGGTCCTCGGTGTTCCATGTTAGGATTTGAACTTGCTTGCAGTGCGGGCAGGTGACGAACCATTCCTTTTGGTCGCTGATCTGCCATTCCATGTCCACGCCGGAGTTCGGAACGCTCGGGTGGCTGAACACGTGGGTTTGTTTGAATTTTGAATGCTGCAGACGAGCTTGGTAGTCCGCGATGACGTCCTGTTTCGAGGTATCCTTCTCATCGTGAACAAGCCGGTCTGCGGTGATCATGATTGCCGATTTCTTTGTCCAAGTCCCCCTAAAGTAAATCATGCTTGAGCCGATTTGCTTTTGTTCGATGCTGTCTTTGTCGGCCGTCAGGGCCCCGAGGTGCGAGCTGTTGGCGATGATGCGGTTCACCTTGCCTCCGACAAATTGCTGGACGTCACCCTCAGTTGGTAATGTGTAGATGATGTCCATTTTCCTCATCTCCGCATCACGGATGTTTTTCAGTATTTCCAATGTTGAAAGGCCGACCTGCGCCGGCTTCATTACTACGAGGTTGTCGCTCTGGTCGTTGTAGATGTCGATCAGGAACTGGTGCTTATGCCAGTCCATTGCATCGCCCTTCTCGTTTTTGATGTGGTGGTAATCGATCCACGCATCAACCTTGTAGTTGGCGAGTTTCTCTGATTCGACCGTTGTCTCAATTTTGGGGATTGTTGGTCGTGCTATTTGGGTCATATGGCTTTGCGGCCGGTTGTGCCGGTCGAGTTACTACCTCGCCCGTCTCCCATGCTTCGCGCACTTCGCCGCATGAGGCGCAGACGACGAGCACGCCTTCTCTGGCTGCCCGGTAGCTTGGCGATCCCTGCACGTAGTCCGAGAGATTCTTGATCTTGAAGAACTTGTGGTCACCGGCAATGCTGTTGTTGCAGTGGTCTATCATAATTATTTTTTTTTGCCTTAAGTAATTTTATTGTTTTATTTTTGCAAATGATTTGATAAGCTGCATGGCCTCGACCTGACCGATGCTGTTGTTGTAAAGCGGGCCAGAGAGCGACCGCGAGAGCGCCATCAGGTATCGATTGCGCTGGTTGCGATCCTTCACGACGCTGCATATCACTTCGTATTGCCGGCCATAGGCGCGTGCCTCTTGGTCGAGCCGAAACTCGGGCTCTCGCAGATACCGGCCCCACCAGAGCGCGGCATCGACGTCATTATGCTTTTGCTGTTCCATGTGCACTTTTTCGTGCTCAATGATGTCAGCGATGAGCGGGAGTTTGCTCGGGTTGTAAATCGTGTCGCCGTAAGTGAAGTACGCCTCGGGCTTGATGCCGAATGCCCCACAGACGTCATCCCAGATAGGTGGCTTTTCATTGCTCACCTTGATTGAGCCGGTGATCTCCGGGACTTTGATGTATTGTGGTTTTTTCCAGAATGCTTTCATTTAATTTTATCGCTTTCTGATTCGATGCGCTTCCGGCGTGCGGCACTCAATGCCGCGAGGGCGGCCTTTTCCTCGGGGCTCATGTTTACGGTCAGGTCTGCTACTTCAATGCTTCCGGCGTGTTCGAGCTTGCTTGTCGGCTTGAATTCCGGGTCGCGCCGTTCGAGCCATCGCCATGCATCGCTTGAATTGCCGAGGTTTGATACGACCGTCTGCTTTGCCTTGATGTCAGGGCGCTTCTTGAGCATTGCTTTGCGATTACGAAATGCCGGATGTTTTGTCTCATATCGAAAGAGTGTCGTGGTTGAAATACCAACATAAGCACACGCCTGCTCATCGCTGAAGGCGTTGGTGAAAGCGTCCTCTAATTTCGTAAGGATGTATTTGTCAATTTTTTCCTTCCTGCCAGCTTTTTTTTTGCGCTTTTTCATGTGTTTATTATACCAAGTAACTAATAACCCATAAAACCAATAACTTTTTTATCCCTTGATTTTCAAAAACAACTAAACTAATATTAAGGTGAACGAGAGTTCAAGATAAATTAATATATGGATATTCCACTTGCCGAACAGCTCCGCCCACAATCGCTTGACCAATTCGTCGGACAGGAACATTTGGTCGGTAAAGGCAAACCGATCCGCCGGATGATCGAAAACAAAAAAGTTATCTCAATGGTTTTTTGGGGTCCTCCGGGAACCGGGAAAACAACCCTAGCCCGAATC